GTGCTCGATGCTTTCGAGCGCACCACTGTGTTCAAGGGCAAGACCCGTGAGCGCAACATCCGTGGTGGCAAGAGCGTTGCTTTCCCCATCACCGGCAAGATGGGTGCCCGCTATCACGAGCCTGGCAAGGCGATCCTGGGTGACGGCAACATGCCGTCTGACCTGAACGAACGGGTCATCAATCTCGATGGTTTGATGATTGCCGATGTGGCAATCGACAACCTCGATGAGCTGATGACCTACTTCGATGTTCGGTCGATCTATACGACTGAACTGGGTCGCGCTCTGGCATACGAGTACGACAAGCGCGTTGCTCGCATGATCTTTGCGGCAGCAGCTAATGCCACTGAGCCTCTGGCTAAGGACGGCACGGCTTCTCCCAAGGGTCCTGCTGATAACCGGGGTCGCATCGGTGCAACCATCACCCTGGGCGCTGACTACACCGGTGCTGGCGCTACCCGCCAAGCCAAAGGCGATGCCTTGGTTAATGCCATCTTCGACGCTCGCATTGCGATGGAGAAGAAGGATGTGCCGATGGAAGGCACCGTGGCTGTGTTCGGCCCTGATGACTACTACGCCATCACCCAGTCGAGCCGTGCGATCAACACCGACTTCAACGGTGGTGGTGGTTCCAACGGCACCATCGCTGAGGGTCGCACTCTGCGTGTGGCTGGCATCCCCATCATGATGTCCAACCACGTCACCCAGCCTGCTTACACCCTGGTGGCCGGCGATTACAACGCTGACTACGCCCAGGATCTGAGCAAGTGCCACGGTCTGATCTTCAACCGTGATGCTGTTGGTGTGCTGTCTCTGCTGAGCCCCTCTCTGCAGGCCACCTCTGGTGACTGGAACATCAGCCATCAGGCCACCCTGCTGGTTGCTCGTCAGGCACTGGGTATGGGCATCCTCCGCGCTGAGAGTGCGGTTCGGGTTGTCACTGCCTGATCCAGACTGGTTCTGGAATGTTCGATGGGGCTGGGAGCGATCCTGGCCCCTTTTCTTTTGCCCTCATACCATTGGTCTGCACAGGTGCAGTAGTGGTATGGGTCTTGCGAATCAGGGGATAACGCCTGGCAGGACAACCCTGCTGGAGGCCATCAACGTTCTGCTGGAGAACATCGGCGAGCAGCCGGTGGACGCCTTCGAGAAGGAACAGATCCAGGACGCACGGATCGCTGAGCACACGATCCTTGAGCTGCACCGCGAAGGACAGCTGCGGGCATGGAGCTGGAACAGTGAGGAGTTCTATCCGTTCGAGAAGGACCAGGCCACAAAGGAGATCGTGGTGCCGGCCAATGTGGTGCGGTTCACGGTGGATCCGTACTTCTATGACGGTCGGTTCATCCTTCGTGGGCAGAAGGTCTACGACAAGCTGAATCGCACCACCAAACTGCCTGATGACATCAAGGAGATCCACGCCAATGTGGTGTGGTTATTGACTTGGGACGAGTCACCAGAAGCATTTAACCGGTACACCACGATCCGTGCAGCACGGGTGTTTGCTGCTCGCGTGATGGGTTCTGACTCGATCGTGAAGTACACCGCTGCGGATGAGCAAGCAGCGCTGACTGAGTTGATGCGTGTGGAGCTGGATCAATCCCAGCCCAATGCACTGACAGGTGGTCGGGGCCTTGGTCCGATGCCTACCTACCAACCAGGCATGGGTCTGCTGCGTGGTGTCTACGGAGGTGTGGTCATTGGCTGAGCTGTATAGCTACACGATCCCCAATCTGATTCAAGGCATCAGCCAGCAACCGGATGCACAACGCGATCCGAGTCAGGCTGAGATCCAGATCAATGGGATGTCCTCCATCGCGGAGGGATTGAGGAAGCGGGACAGCACGCACACGCTGGCCAAGGTGAGCAGTGCACCGTTTGGTGATGCGTTCATCCATACGATCCTGCGTGATAACACCGAGGAGTATCTGGCGGTCATCACCAAGACCTCGATCCGGGTGTTTGATCTGCAGGGTAATGAGAAGACCGTTAATGCCCCTGGTGGGTATGGCTATCTGTCTTCAGTGACGGATGCCAGGCAGCAGATCCGTGCTGTGACGGTGGCTGATTACACCTTCATCTTGAACACCAACAAGGTGACAGCGATGGACCCGGCATTGTCGCCGGAGACAGCACGGCCATCAGCGCATGAGTGTTTGATCTGGGTGAAAGCGGCCAACTATGGCCAGACCTATAAGGTCAACGTCAACGGAACTGAAGCCACGGTGACCACGGCTGTGGCGCCAGTGGTCAGTAACGGCACCACAGTTACTGAGAACCGGATCAGCTCAGCTGAGATTGCAGAGCAGATCAAGACAGCACTTGGCACCTTGACTGGGGTGACGATCACCCGTGAGGGTTCCGTGCTTTGGGTGCAGTCTGCCAACCCGATCACGGTGTCAGCGACTGATGCCAGGGCCAATGCTGACATCACGGCAATTCTGGGCAAGGCGCAGGCTTTCACTGATCTACCAACGATTGGTCCAAAGGGTTATGCGGTTGAGATCTCCGGTGATCCGGGGAACAACTTCGATAACTACTACGTGGAGTTCCGTCCCAATAGCGGGACGTTTGGTGAGGGTGTCTGGGCTGAGATCGTCAGTCCTGGTGTCGAGTACAAGATCGACAAGAGCACCATGCCGCACATCCTGGTGCGGTTACCGAATGGGGAGTTCTACTTCGGCCCAGCAGATGGCAGCACCCAAGGCGGTGTTGACATGCCTGCTTGGGGTCATCGAGTTACTGGTGACTACGAGACCGCGCCTGACCCGAGCTTCATTGGTTTTGCCATCAACGATGTAGCGATTTACAAGAACCGGCTGGTCTTCCTTGCTGACGAGAACGTCATCCTCAGTCGGACCAGGGAGTTCTTTGAGTTCTTCCCTGCAACGGTCACGACAGTTCTGGATACTGATCCTATTGATGTTGTGGCTAGCAATAACCGGGTATCCGTTCTCCGGTATGCAGTGCCGTATCAGGATGAGTTGATCCTGTTCAGCTCGCAGTATCAGTTCCGCTTCAACGCAGCGGAGACGGTGCTGACACCAGCGACAGCGCAGATCACGGTGCTGACGCAGTTCGAGATTGATACCAACGTCAGGCCACAACAGGCTGGCGGCGGGATCATCTTCTGTCAGGAGAACGGGCAGTGGAGTCAGTTCCGTGAGTTCAGTGTCCGTGGTGCGGGAACTGCGCTGACTGCTGATGCACAGGATCTGACGGGGTATGTCTCGGCTTACATCCCTGACGAGGTGTTCAAGGTCACGGTGAATGACACAGGCAACAGCCTGTATGTCATCAGCGGGAAGGACGGATACAAGGATCGGATCTATGTGTACAAGTGGTTCTTCCGTAATACCGGTGGTGGTGCGGAGAGGGCGCAGTCCAGCTGGAGCCACTGGCAGTTCAACGGCGCCGATGAGGTGCTGCAGATTGTTTGCATCCGTGAGGCGCTGTACTGCTTAATGCGGTACGGCAATGACATCTTCCTTGAGGTCATCCCTGTGATGGACCGGATGGGTGAGGTGCTGGGCACGCCCTATCCGTTGCTGTTGGATCGGAGGGTGAGCACGACTGCTGCGACCTCTGCTGCGATGCGTGTTGCCAGGGGCACGTATGACCCGGTTACCAGGAAGACCACCTGGACGTTGCCGTATGAGGTGAAGGCCAAGACCCAGGCATGGAGTAGCTACACGGCTGGGCCGGCCACGTACAACGGCGGTGTGTTGCTGGGTGAGGCCAGCACTGGCAACACCATCACGGCCAGGGGTGACTGGAGCCAAGCGGATGTGTTCTTTGGTGAGCTGTATGAGTTCCGTTATCGCTTCACTCGTTTCCGTTTGATGCGTGAGATCGGTGGCGGCAAGGCAGCGGTGAACATGATGCGCACCCAGGTCAGGCAGGCCAAGCTCCGATACCACGAGTCAGGGTTCTTCCAGGTGAAGGTGATGCCTGAGCATCGGGTGCCTGGGCTCTACACGTTTGATGGAACGGTGAGTGCTGTTCGCAATGCCCGGATTGGGCAGGTGGGTGGCACGTATCAGCCGGATACCGCGAGGTACTTCGAGGGTGTGTTCAACATCCCGATCCTGAGTCGCGGTAGTCAATGCCTGGTGGAGATCCTCAATGACTCCCCACACCCCTGCAAGTTCAGCACCTGTGAATGGATGGCTTTACTGACTGGTCGTGCGAGGTCCCTGCAATGAGGTGGGCGGATCCACAGGAGGGCCTCGTCTACTACGTGGCTGCGAACATCAGACGAGAGGACGAGCGTGAGGTGTGGTTAAGTCACCACATCCCAGGCCCTGAGGCGGTTGTCGAGAGCTGGCAGCAGAGCGATCTCTGCCGTTGCATCGTCACCAATGACGGTGAGCCAGTGGGTGTGACGGGTGTTGTTGGTGATCGGATCTGGTTGCTTGGCACTGAAGAGCTGACAGCAACACGGTCAAGAAGATTGCAGCTGTGCAGAGAAGGGCGAGGATGGGTTGAGCATTGTTTGAAACGAGTGGGCGGTCCCATAGGGAACGACGTGTATTACTCCAACCAAGCGTCGATCCGCTGGTTGAAGCACTTGGGGTTCACGGTTGAGCAGCCGAGGCCGTTTGGTTCAAGCGGTGCCTTGTTCTGCAATTTCTGGAGGGCAGCCTGATGGTCGTTATTGATCCGATCTCACTGGCCTTTGGTGCGGTATCCACAGGGTTGAACCTGATGGGTGCCAGCGCCAGCAACAAGGCTGCTCAACAGGACTACCTGAACCAGACGGCGTTCCAGAAAGCGAACAGTCAATTCGCGTCTTGGCAGGCTGGGTTCAACGCCAAGATCAACGACGCCAACAACCAATACAAGTATTGGCAGGAGACTGTTAATTACAACCAGAACCTGGCGTACACGAAGGCGCTCAGGAACGTTGAACTGCTGAAGGGCATCCGGCAGGCAGAGGTGGTGCGTGACACCCGCGCCGCTGCTGGTGCCAGCTATGTGCAGGACAGCGAGGCGATTACTGCTGCCTATGGCGAGGCCTCAATGCAGGAGGCAGTAGCGATGCAGCAGTACCAGTGGCGATCACTGCAGGCGCGGTCATCGGTGCAGGCAATGAACATGGAGGGCAACAGCGTTGATCGTTTGGTCAATGACTACGCCCGGCAAGAGGGTGACTACGCGACGCTGCAGGAGATCAACAAGGGAATCAGGAGTCGGCAGTTCAGTCGAACGCAATCAGCGCGAGTGGCGCAGTACCTGAGTCAATACAACAGTCAGCAGTTCTACGAAGAGCAGCCGTACATGGAACCGCTGCCACCGTTTGCACCGCTGCCGACGTTGATCACACCGCCTGGTCCAACGATGACAGGTGCTGGGCCGAGCAGTGCTGCTGCTGGATTGAACATCGCCACTGGATTGCTTGGTGGTGTTCAGTCGGTGTTCTCCATGCAGAACACGTTGAACAGCCTGAAGACACCGAGCAGTTCTTCAGGTGCTGGCACACCGAAGGGGAGTTAATCAATGGCACAACGTCTTCCATTTGGTGAGGTCAGCCCTGGCGCTAAGCCGCTGGGTGCTTTCGTTTCACCGGCTCAGATCCAAACTGCAGGTGCTGCACGCCCTGCACTGCTTGATTCCCCGAGTGGGGTTGTCCAACTGCAGCAAGGCAGTGGTGGCAGTGTTCAGGGGTATAACCAGTTTCAGCAGGTAGCGACAGCGCTGGCACCGTTCAGCAAGACGCTGTTGAGCCTGACTGAGACGGGGATTGTTTCGTATGTCAGTGGTCAGATTGAGTCTGGTTACTACGACGAGCTGAAGAACCAGTCAGCCAAGGCGGCGCTGGGTATGCAGCTGCAGCAAGAGCAGGGTGCGATCAATGCCGCGACCACGGTTAGCCAGCTGCAGAAGAGGGATCCAGTTGCTGCGCAGTTACTGCAGGACAGCAACCCTTGGAAGCTGATTGGTCGCCGTCGTGCTGCAGCGCAGCTGGCGGGGCAGAGCATCGACAACGCGCTGTCTTCTGACCTCATCAATAACCAAGGTCAGCTGGCCGCCATGCAGCCGGGCAGCCCTGCCTTGATGCAGCGCAAGGCTCAGATCACCCAGGAGGTGATGAGCAAGTACGGGCTGACGGGCGATGAGCTTGAAGCTCAGTTCTATACGGTGCCCAAGCTCAACCAAGCGTGGGACAAGTACAGCGAGAAACAGCAAACGCTGTATGCGCAGACGGTTAAGCAGAACACCATCGACATGGGCGTTGCGTCCATGGGTGCGTTGCTGCAGGGCTATGCACAGAACGGCATCCCGTTTAACGGTGAGATCATCCGACTAGGTGATCCACGGTTTGCGCAGTTGGGTGGCCTGCTGATGACGGCAGAGCTTGATCGCACGCTGTCGATGGTTGGTGGCACCGATCGATCAGAAGCAGTGAAGGCACTGCAGACGCAGCTGTATGGCACGTATGGCCAGGTGCCTGGGCTGCGTGATGTGCTGACCTTTGTGCAGGGCGGCAATCCTGGTGACAAGAGCCGTCCGACATGGGGTGCCAGCAATCCGCTGGGTGCTGTTGAGCTGACCAACCGTGGTAATGACGCACGGCTGAAGGCGTATGAGAACGAGCAGCAGGGGATTGAGAACGAGCTAGATGGGTTGTGGAACCAGGCTGGGATGCCTGGCTCAATGCTTCCCACTGATCCGGCGTATGCCGGTGCATTGCTGGAGTTCCGCAACCAGGCAGCAGCCAAGGGCTATCGAGATCTCGATGGCTACATGGGCGGGAAGATGAAGGATCGCAGCACGTTTGCTGCTGAGGCCTATGCCGCTGATCCAATTCAGGAGGACATCCTGCGTGATCAGATCAATGACCTGACGATCACTGAGCTGCGCAGTCCTGGTGCTGTGCAGGCCTTGCGTGAACAGGTCAGGAGCATTGCTGCTGGTCAGCCCACTCGGCAGCTGCAGGAGGCAAAGCTCAAGGAGTTACGTGGTCTGCTGGATGAGAAGGTCAAGCAGGCGGAGGCCTTCACTCCTGGCATCCAGAAGGGGATTGATAGCGCTGTTCAGCAGGACCTGAAGGCTGGCCCTGTCGCCAAGTTGCTGGCGAAGAAGGGAGAGCAGAGCGCTTTCCTTGCTGCAATCCAGGGTGGGCAGAGTGCTGCTGGTGCTGCTGGTGCTGCTGATGCCAGGGCTGGTGCTTTCGCTAGCAGGGTGGAGGACCTGTACGTCCGTGCGTTCGAGACCAAGCTGGGCGAGTGGCAGGCCAAGAACCCTGGCCAACCACTGACACCTGCTACCAAGAACGTCCTGCTGAATCAGGCCGTCACCGAGGTACGCAAGGGGCAGGAATACAAGGATGCCTATAAGCAAGCCACGGGGTTGAACCCTGGTGAGGTGGGTGCCAAGAAGGTTGGTGCTGCGGAGGTTGGCACTGAGCCCAGCGAGAAGGTGCGCGGTGTTCCGAAGTCTGCTGCTGGTCAGCTGTCAGATGCAGCAGCGCAACGCTTCCGTGCACAGCCCGTGATGGAGGGGCAGTGGTTACGCGAGGAGTTGGTGAATGTGGGTAAGGGCAAGCCGGTGAGTGCTGAGCTGTATCGCTTGGCCAATCGCGCCAAGACCAGCACCAACAAGTTCCTGCTTGAGCAGCTGCGTTTCTACCCACAGCTGGATCCACGAGGTGGGATCAGGCAATACCTGCAGAAGGAGGTGGAGAAGCAGCGGCAAGGTCAGCAGGTATCGAGTGCCAATTACCAGGCTGTGATCGGTCAGGCGCCGTTCAACCCAATGGCACCTGGCAGCTGGCTGATGAACATGCTCACGCCACCAGCTGCAGCAGCAACATTGCCTCCCAGCTATCAGCGCTTTGCTGATGAGAAGCCTGGCCGTGTTTCCACGATTGCTGGTGACAAGGGTGGGTTGGCTGCCACTGTCTCTGCTGGCGAGGGTGGATGGAACAGCGTCAACTACGGCACCACTGGTTCTGCCAGCCAGATGCGGTTGACCAGCATGACCATCAAGCAGGTGGAGGCGCTGCAATCCAAGGGCAAGGTGTTCGCCGTTGGTGCTTATCAGTTCACCCCTGGTGTGCTGGCAAGGGCACGTCGTGACGCCGGGCTGACAGGCAATGAGGTGATGACACCTGATGTGCAGACCAAGTTGTTCTGGGGTCTGGCATTGGGTGGCAAGCGTGAGCGGCTTGCTGCCTATCTACGCGGCGAGAGCAACGACCTGACCGGTGCACACCAGGACTTGTCCATGGAGTGGGCTGGGGTCGCTGGCCCTAATGGCCGTGGCTACTACGACGGCGACAAGGCCGGGAACCGTGCATCTGTTGGTGCTGCTCGCGTGAGACAAGCACTGATCGCTGCTCGCAAACAACTATCAGGACGCTGACCCATGCCGAAGTTCGATCTCCCACCTGAAGTCGATAGCTACGAACCCACGTGGTCACCGCCTAAGACGCCACCAAAGATGGGTGCGGGTGAGGCACGGGCTGCTGGTAACCAGCGCATTGAGAACGCTGCTGGTTCTGTGCCTGTTGTTGGCCCTGTCCTGAAGGGTCTGACGCAGTTCGCCAATGTCCTGGCCAGCCCTGACACCAAGATGGGCATCTTCACTGGCCCGGTGAATGGCATCAGCAAGCTGGGTAATGCTGTTGGTGATCTGGTCCAGGGCAAGCCGATTGATGTATCGGATGCTTGGACGATCAGCGATCAAAACGCACGTCGCCTGAACCCCTGGCGTGCTGGGGTGGGGCAGTACGTGGGGCCATCAGACCAGGCAGGTCTGGAGGTTGGCGAGGGGATCGGCGCTGAGCTGGTGGGTGTCGGAATCCTTGGCCGACTGCAGAACATCCGCCGACTGCAACAAGCAGCGCAAGCGTTGAAGAAGACGCAGGCCGTCAAGAGTGCAGCTGTTGCAGCGAAGGTGAACCCAACACTGCGTGCTGGTCTGAACGCTGGGAAGAACGTTGGCGAGGCACTGGTCAGCACCACGCTTGCTGTTCCGTTCCTCGATGCACAGGACGGCAACCTGGCGAACCTGGGTGACGCCTTTGGCCTGAAGCTGCCGGGTCGTGTTGAGCCTGGCGATAACTACCTGCAGGCCCTGGGCAAGTCGCTTGGTGTTGAGGGTCTAGCTGCACCGCTTGCATTGATTGGTGCTGGTGCATTGATCAAACCCATCCGTGAAGGGATGGCCACCGGTGGGTTGGGTTGGTTAGACGAGCTGGCTGATGCAGAGCTGGCGCCGTACATGCCGCAGGCACCTGCTGGTCCTGCACTGCCACCGGCTGCAGCTGCTGATCTGGTGGATAACGGCAGCAAGTCACTGCCTGCCTTTGGTCAGACGGGCTTTGACTACGGCCGGCTGGAAGCACCAGCTGCGCAGTACGACTCAGCAATCAGCCGTTCACTGCAAGAGCAGACGCAGATCAAGCAGGTCGAGCAGCAACGCCAACGCCTGGAAGGCATGGGTCTGGTGCAGCGTGGTGAAGGTGGCCAGCTGGAGTTCAGCCTTGATGCTGGTGTTGACCCTGAGATCAGGCTGCAGGTCAGACAGCTGCAGACGCAGCGTGGTCAGCTGATCAAACAAGCCACCGAGAGCGGACAGGACGTTGGTCAGGAGCTGGCGAACATCGACCAGCAGATCGGTGATCTGATCCAAAGCGGCAGGGCACAGGATGCGATGGATGCACGGCCACCGGTGCAGCCGGAGCTGGACATGCCTGATGGCCGGCCGGAGTTAGACACCTACCTGGCCAACCTGGATGAGCTGAGTGATGCAGAGCTGCGTCAGATCCATAGCCGTGTCTGGCGTGAGGATGCTGATGCACGGATGGTGCAGGAACAGGAAGCTGTTCAGCAGCAGGTTGCAGCAGCACAGCAGCAGATCGAGCAGATCAATGCACGCCGTGATGCTGGTGAGATCACAGATACCGGTGCCAAGCGTCTGCTGACCAAAGCAGAGAAGGCACTGACTGATGCAGAGCTAGCGCTGCGTGGCATTGAATCCCGTGCACGGGTGCCTGAATCACTGGTTGGTGATCAGCTGCAGCTGCGCATTGAACAGCAGGGTCAGCTTGATCTGCTGCCTGCGGTGAAGCTGCCACCGTTCAAGGAGATCACCAGCACTGCGAGCGAGTTCGGCTACCGGACAGCGGATGACTACCGCAACGCACTGACGGGGTGGACACGTGATCAGCTGCGTCGCTTGGCCATGCCTGAATCGAGCCCTGAGGTGGCAGCACTGGTGAAGGCACGCACTGGCCGGCGGGTATGGCAAGCCAAGAAGCAGGACATCATTGATGCACTGGTTGAGATCAGCGAGCAGCGCGGTCGCTACCTGCCACCAGAGCCAGAGCAGTTGGCGATGCAGCTGAAGGCCAATGACTTCGGTGACTCAGCACCACTGTTTGACCGACCGGCGGAACTGGATGTGCCTGGCATGGGCAAGGTGCTTGATGCCGATGGCAATGAGGTGGTGGTTCCTCTTGAGGACTATGCCCCTCGTGGCATGGATGCCAACACCCGTGAGCGTCTGAAGGCTCAGATCCTGCAGAAGGCCATCGCTAACGGTGAGGTACAGGCACCCTTCAGCCCACTGCCCAACCGTCCTGTCACCAAGTTTGAGCAGAGTTCATTCATTGGTGAGCTGCTGGCTGATGAAAGTGGTCAGCTGCCGTTGGCGTATGCCACCGATGCCATGCCCACCTACAAGGCTGGCGGCAAGAACGTTGACTCCCTGGTGGAGGAGATGCGTCTGCGGTTTGAGTACCAGGTGCTGGATGCTGAAGCGCAGCGTGCTCAGCGTCAGGCCTACATGGCGGCGCATGGGTGGGACAAGCTGACGTGGGAAGAGCGGAAGCAGTTGGGTGTATTGGGTGAGGGGTTCTATTCCCTGGCTCCTTACAGCGAGCGCTTCCGTGACCCAACACCTGCTGCGCGTTCTGATCTGACGCCGGCGCAGCTGGACAAGATGGCTGCCGGTGCCAAGGCAACACAGGAAGCGAAGGCTGCAACACCTCCTCGTGAGCCAGCGGTGTATGCGCTGAAGTTCGACAACGGCAATCCCGTGGTGGTGAACGAAGCAGCTATTCCAAAGCCCAGCAGGGAGCAGGCCGCGGCAGCCAAGAAGGCCAAGCGTGCTGAGTACAACGCTGAGCGTGAACGTGCAAAGCGTTCCAACACCGTCTTGGATAAGGAGACGGCCGATCTCCTCAAACAACGGGATCAGATCCTTCGCCAACAACAAGGAGCTAAGTGCTAATGGCTAGCTGCAACGACCTCAACCAACAGCTCAAAGAGATTGATGATCGCCTTGCAGCTATCGAGTCCGCCAAGCGCGGGCTTGAAGCACGGGTTGATTTGGCTGATGAGACCGCCAGTAGCAAGCCAAAGATCTTGCGCACCTGGGATGGCAAGAAGGTCGGTGTTGATTCACAGGAGTGGATCAAACAGGTCGAGCTTGATGCTGTGCGCATGGGTGATGAACAGGTCAGGCAGCTGGTCCGTTCATCGTTTGATCAGAAGAGCAAGCCTGCTGGTCGCACTGGCCGGATGCTCAATTACTCCCAGCTGGAGCCAGATAAGGACAACCTTGCCACCTTGCTTGAGGTGATGGGTGAGACCCGTGTTGCTACCAAGAAGGGTCAAGAGCTGAAGCAGGTGTGGACTGCTGAGGTGGCCAGCAAGGAACTGCAGATCCTCGCTGCACGCTCAGGTGGTGACCCAGCTGAGATTGCAAAGCAACTGGGCAACAGGACCAGAGGACTGAAGAAGCTACCGGCCACGGTGTACATGGTGGCCAAGGCCAAGTGGGATAGCGCCAGTCAGTACGCCGACGCCTTGGATGAGATGGCTGATGCCATCGAGCAGGGCATTGCATCTGATGCACTGAAAGCCCAGGCCGCAAACGTGGCGCAATGGGCGTATGTGTTTGAGCAGCTGGATGCCTTTGTTGGACGGAAGGTTGGCCAGGCACTGGTGACCCGTCAGTTCAAACAGGACTTTGACCTCTCCTTGGTGGACATCGGTAAGGACGCTGAGTTCCTCACGTTGGAGAAGGTGAAGGGCAACTCACTGGTTGCCGACATGCTGAAGCTGACAGCTGAGGGCAATGCCTCTGAGCTGCGTAAGCGTGCAGCAGCGAAGCGCCTCAACCAAACCGTTGGAGGTGGTGTGAATGAAGGCGGCTTCATGGCTGACCTCAGGCTGCTCAACACCTTCCGTCGCGCCAACCTGCTGTCCTCTGTAGCCAGCTGGGCTGTTCGCAACCCACTGTCTGGTGCGCTGGTGCAAGCCACCTACATGGCTGAAGACACCGTGTCTGGTGTGATCAGGACCATGAACAAGAACGCCCTCAAGCCAGGGATGTTCGATGGCCTGCAGGCTTCTGCTCATGCCTGGCGACAGTTCAACTCAGCATGGGGCATGGCATGGGGCAATGCTTCTGAGTCCTTCCGTACTGGGAAGGGAACGATGGGGGATGAGAACCTCAAGTTCGTTGATCAGAAGAACCTGTTCGAGGATCCCAAGTCCCTGATCAACAACACATTCGAGAAGTTCAAGACTGATCCCGCTTCTCTGGCCAATCCGATCAACATGTTCAACGCCATGAACGCTGCTGTCTGGCAGGTGTTCGGGCAGGTGGGCGAGAGGTTCGGTACGGATGCTGGCTATGGCCTGCCCTTCCGTCTGTTGAACATGGGTGATGAGTTCGTCAGGACTCAGGCCTATGTGTGGAAGACCAACCATGAGGCGTTCCTCCGTGCGTCAGAGGAGGGACGTGCTGCTGGCAAGTCCATCGAATGGATCCAGGACAGGGCTGATGAACTGGCCGAGGGCC